CTTAACCCTTTCGATATTACCAAAAAGTAGTCTCGCCGCTATTGGCGAGGTTACTCAATTAGAAGGTAAAGGGGTAGTTGATAGGCAAGATGGTGAAAATGATATTGTCATTGAGAAACAATTAGATATATTTTCATATGATACTGTAAAAACAGGTAATGGTAAAGTTGGTATAGAGTTTATAGACGCTACTAGAGTTGATGTTACTCAACATAGTAAATTGGTCATAGATGAATTTGTCTATGACCCTAATACCAAAACAGGTAAACTTTCATTAAAAGCAAAACTAGGTACAGTAAGATATGCCTCAGGTCAGATTGCAAAAAACTCAGCAACAAATGTTAAGATAGAAACACCAACAGCAACAATTGGTGTTCGTGGTACAGATTTTACAATGACTATTGATGAGGTAGGTTCATCTACAATTATTTTATTACCAAGTTGTGATACAAATGGTAATTGTTTTGTAGGTGAGATTAGTGTAGAGTCAGATGCAGGTCAAGTAATACTTAATCAAGCATTTCAAGCTACAGTTGTTGATACACTTGCAAGTAAACCATTGACACCTGTATTATTAGATTTAGATGAAGAGATGATTAATAATTTATTGATTATTTCTAAACCTGCTGAAATAGAACAGATGGAAAAAGAAGAAAAATTGAATGAAGTTGCAGACGCTTTAGATATTGACTTTTTACAATTTGAAGATTTAGAAATAGATTATCTAGAAGAAGATGAAAGTCAATTTAAAACAGGACTCGATATAGATTTTTTAGAACAAAACTTTTTAGCAGATATTCTTGCACAAATAAATAAAGAATTAGCATTAGCAATGAGGTCAGAGTTTGATAAACAAAAATCAGTAGATGGTATATTGATAGGTAGAAATCCTGAAACTGGTGTAATAATATTAGATGAGGATCCTGAATGGGTTTGGATAAGAGAAGATGCAAGTGGTTCATACATAGAATTAAGATTAGATAAAGAATACGGATATATATTAAATATACAGCAAGGTGAATTCATACAATATGATTTTCAATTAGGAGGGCAAGACAATGCTATTACGATACAACAAATTAATTAGTTTATTATTAGTATTACTTTTTTGCACACCATCATTTGCAAACTTTAATCCAGACTTTTGGCCATACATACAAGAAAGAATGTTTGGGGTTAGAACAGCAGTAGAATTACCAATTGACAATAACGAATTAGTCATATCAGGTCCTAAAAGAGCTGCAAGTGGTGCTCAAGTACCTGTATCTATTACTGTTAATACAAAACGGTTTGTTAAAATTTACTTAGTCATTGATGCTAATCCTACACAACATGCGGCTACATTTAAATTAACCAACAATACTCAGAATACAGAGATAACTACTCGTATTAGGATGGAAACAGATAGTTTTGTTCGTGTTGTTGGAGAAACAGCCAATGGGGATTTATTTACACATAAGACAGGTATTAGAGCCAGTGGCGGTTGTTCGGGTTATATGGACGTACATGACCCAGAATTAACAAAAAACCTAGGTAAGATTTTATTTAAAGAAAAAGAAGGATATAAGACCACTAGAATTAAACACCCTATGTTTACTGGTTTACAAAAAGATTTAGAGTCAGGTGGTTATATACCATTATGGACTGTTAAGACTATTACTTGGGTTGACAAAGACGATTATATCGTTATGCAGGCAGATACTTACATTTCAATTTCACAAGACCCATATGTAAAATTTAAATACAACGGTGATGTTCGTGTAATAGCTGAAGATACAAAAGGAAATATATTTAAAAAATGAGCAACAAATTGATTAGTTTTTTATTAGTATTCTTTTTTTGCACATCGGCATTTGCAAGTAAGACAGCATTGATATATCATTCTAACTATTCAGACGCACATACAAATGTTAAAACACAATTAGAGGCAGATGGTTATACAGTTACCTTATCTACAACAGGCACAGTAGATGAAAACTTAATTAGTAGTTATGATGTAGTTTGGGATATGAAATATAATAATAGTATAGGCAGTAATGGTAAAACTAGATATCAAAACTTTGTAAATGCAGGTGGTGTTTTAATATTAGTTGGTGAAAATAATGCTTCTTACAGTAACAACAACCAAACCATTGAAGCATTTATAGAAAACAAATTAGGTGGTACAGTAGGACTTTCTGGTAATACAGATGGTTGTGCCTATAACTGTACAAACAATAATAATTCAAATACAATCACAACCACAAATACAGATGTAACAGATAGTGATTATGGTAGTAATGTTGCAGTATATCCTTTTGGTACATATTTTACAGGTGATGGTACGTGGGTTGCAAAAAACGGAAGTGGTCAAGTTGTATGGATGCGTTGGTCAGGTAATCAATTACCAACTGGTTATACAGGTGCGGCTTATATAACTTTTGACATAAATCAATTTGAGAGTTCTTTTGATAAAGCAAAAATGGCTGATTTAATTTCAGATACATATGAAAACTTTTTGACAGCAACTACAGTAATTAATATTGCACCAACAAGCACTCAAACAACAACTGTAAATAATGCTAAAGCAGCAACAGGCAATGGCATCAAATTAAATGTTGATGGCGATAGTAATACAATTAATATTGAACAGTCAGGTGAAAACAATTTTCTCTTAGGCACAGATTGGTCTAGTGATGCTACAATTACAGGAAATAATAATACACTTAATGTTGACCAAGGTAACGTATCAACAAGTGGTAATAGTGGCAATAATGGTATTGCATTAGACATAACAGGTAATACAAATACAGTTAATATTGACCAAGGTGATTATTCGTCTGATACAGGTGACCATAGAATATGGTTAGATATTGATGGTTCTACAAATACAACAAATCTAACACAAAGAAATGATGGTACAGCAACGACTGAACATTTTATGAGTTTAGATTTAGACAGTAGTTCGAATATCATAAACTTACAACAATTGAACGATGGAGATAAAACATTGTTTGTAGACATAAATAATAGTAATAACACAGTAGATATAAACCAATCAGGAACAGGTGAACACTTTCTAGATTTAAATTTAGATACTGGTAGTTATGCCCATGACATAGATATATCACAGACAGGTTCAGGTGACCATGCGGCTCGTGTAGATTTAGATGGTTATTCTGTTGACTTTGATTTATTACAGCAGGGTTCTACTGACCAAGATTATAATATAGAGATGACTTGTGGAGTAATAGCAGGTTGCACTCTATCAACAACGCAGGGTAATTAAATTATGAGTAAAAAAGTAAAAGATATACCATACAAGTTTGTTCATGTTTATTGGATTGATATTGTATCAGATAGTTCTTGGAGAAGTATAGAAGAAGTTAAAGAAAGTAAATGTCCTAGAAGTCTTAGTACAGGATTTCTTATAAGCGATGAAGAAGATTTTGTTAGATTAGTAAGTGATTTTAATTTTAATGAAGATGGCACGATTGACGAATGTGGTAATTCTACAATCATACCTAGACCTAACATATATGAAATGAAAGAATTATCGTGAAAAAAATATTCACACATTGGACTACTGCCTTTGTAACTTTATTTGTATTAACATATATTGGTTTACAAGACTATTCAGTTAAAGAAATATTAAGACTTAAAGCATTTGACCATCTCTTGGCAAATGAAGAAGTAACACAATCTCAAGATATAACAATCATAACAATAGACGAACAAGCAATTGAGAAGTATGGTCAATGGCCTTGGAAAAGAGATGTACTTGCAAAAGTCATATATGATTTAAGACAAGCAGATGTTGGTATTATTACAATACCCATACTATTTTCAGAAGAAGATAGACTAGGTGGTGATGATATACTATCACAAACATTAATAGATAATGGAGTTGTAATTGCACAAGTTGGAACCTCACAGATAGATAAAAATGCTGTACCAAGAGGAGTTGCAAAGATAGGTAACCCAATGCCATATCTTTTTGAGTGGCAAGGTATGTTAGGTCCAATACAAAAATTAGGTGAAAGTGCTGATGGTGTCGGAGTAATTAATACTGCACCAGAGATTGATGGTGTTGTAAGAAGACTACCATTGATAATGAAGATAGAAAGATTTTTAGGATATAGTGGTGGAAGAAGATTAGGACAATCATCACCAATAGTAGAAGAAGAAACATATCCTGCAATGGCAATAGAAGTTATTAGAGTTGCAGTAGGCGACCCTAGTTATCAAATAAAAGCAGATGATTTTGGTGTAACTGCTATGAGAGTACCTGCCTATGCAACAATCAATACAGATGCAAACGCAAGAATATGGTTAAGATGGAATAAACAGTTTAACACAATATCAGCCGCAAGTCAAGACTTTTCTTCGGCTGCAGGAACTACTGTAATTCTTGCTCTGACAGCAGAGGGATTATCAAGTGTAGTGGCAACACCTACTGGTGAGAAGTACGACTATGTAGTAAGTGCTAATTCACTTCAAACAATATTAGATGGTGAGACTATCAAAAGATTTGATAATTTATTTGAATTAATGCTTGCATTTTTTGTAGGTTGTGTTATAATAGTTGTTTGTAGATATACACCATACTGGTCTATCGCATTACTACTTGGTATAGGTACAATAGGCGGTCTTAAATATACATCAATAGCATTTGATAGTCTAGTATTATTTGATGTCACATGGATATTATTAACAGCATTTATAGTAGCATTTCATTCTACATTCCTAAGATTTATATTAGAGTTTAGACTTAAACAACAAATCAGAAAACAATTTGAGAAATATCTAGACCCTAGACAAGTGGCAATACTTGTAAAAGACCCTAGTAAATTAAAATTAGGTGGCGAAAGAAAAGAGATGAGTTTCTTGTTTATGGATATTGTAGGGTTTACACCTATCTCAGAATACTATAAGAACAAAGATGACCCGGAAGGTTTAGTTGAAGTTATTAATGACTATCTAAATCGTATGAGTAATATAGTATTAAAGAATGGTGGTACAATAGATAAGTATATGGGCGACTGTATTATGGCATTTTGGAATGCACCACTTGATTGTGAAGACCATGCAGAGATGGCAGTAAAAACTGCTATCGAGTGTGCAGAAGAAACAGACAAGATAAAAGCAGAGTTTAAAGAAAGAGGTCTACCTGATATCAATATTGGTTCAGGCGTCAATACAGGTATATGCATAGTAGGTAATATGGGTAGTGAAATGAGATTAGATTATTCAGTAATTGGTGACTCAGTAAATTTAGCTGCAAGATTAGAGGCATCTACAAGAAACTATAAAACTGCTACTGGCATAGAACCACTAATATATTCATCTTATACAAAAGAAAAACTAAAGAATATCAAATCAGTAGAAGTAGACAAAATCAAAGTTAAAGGTAAGGAAGAGTTAATTACCATCTATAAACCTATATAAATAGTAGTATGGCAACTGTATTCGATAAAATATTAGACACTACAACTGGACCCAAATCATACGATTGGTACAAGAAAAAGGTATCAGCGATGACAAGACAACCTGGTGCTCGAAGTTTGATTAATCAAGGGAAAGCAACAGTTGCACCTAAATATGGTATAATGAACCTTTTTGGTTATGACCCTAAATTCAAAGAGACGTTACCATACTATGATAGGTTTCCCTTGATATTTCCTATAGATTTTGCTAAAGGTGGTTTCTATGGTATCAATTTTCACTATTTACCACCAGGTGCAAGAGTAAACTTTTTAAGACAGTTATCAAGATTTGCAAGTGATAAGAATTTTGATAGAAAAACAAGATACAATATTGGTGAATTATCAGGAAGATATTATAAGAAAACAATTAAACATTATTTGTATAGTCAAGTGAGAACATCATTTTTAAACATAACAGCCGAGGAGATGGCAATTGCAATCTTTTTACCAGTCGCAAGATTTAAGAAAGGAAAACCATACTAATGGCTATTTTTAGAGCAGGCAAACGAGTAGGTCCTTTCGACATAAGAGTAGGATTTCCTAGAGATAAAAGTCTTGATAATGTTGATAGAGACCCTAGATTAAAACAAAGAGCAAACACAGAAAACACAATTGGTCGTTTTCGTGCTGCTATGGGAAAGGCAGAAGGTTATGCTAGACCAGCAAGATTTGCTGTTAAGTTATTTTTACCAACAAATTTACAATCTTTATTAAATAATGCTCAAAATGCAGGATACGGTGAAGGTGAAATAGACAAAGGACTAGTGAG